GTCTGACTGGCTTACCCCTACAGGGTGGCCCGTTTTGAGTGTGATTGCAGTAGAGTTTCCGGCAAAACGAACGCTTGACCGTACCTCAACAGAGTCAACTCTTGCTCCCATGGGGATGTATAAGCACCGGATGTAAGTGCCTGTTGCACTCAGATCCGAATATGTAACATTGTCATGCTTTGTGCTCTGGGAAGCATTAACAATTTTAGTTTTAATAGAGTCCATAGATAATCTCCTATTCTAGACAATTAGGGTATAGAAGCCCCTACACGGGGCTCCCACCCGCGCTAGGGACTTCAGTAATTACAATTATAAGTTAGTGGCAGTGCACTCAATGCGATACATCCACAAATCTTGCAGAATTATGCAAGAGTAAAAAGTATCCCATGCAACCGTACCACGCTGACCCAATGGATCGCCTGGTCCCGGCTTGGGCTGAACCACTTTGGAGCGGAGAGAATCCATACCTCCAAGCGTTGCACAACCGATAGCATCGGCGGCAAGTATGATTACAGGATAAACATCGCAATTTCCACCCGATGATCCTGAAGTTCCGCTGGTTGTAACCATGAAGAGGCCGTTTGTACTTAAACCAGCGTCTGCAAAAGGAACAGCCTGAGTTGTGGTGATGAATCTCACACCACGAACTGAGCCGATTTCACCTTCGATTGCGTCGCCAGTCTCTGAGTACTTTTCAACTGGTACGAATCCGGTGATTGCCTCAAGATCCTGACGAAGGTCAGGGTGGCAAATACCGATGAATGACTCACGGATAGGCTCTGTAGCGATGCCTACTGCTGCCCGCAATTTCTTGCGAAGCTTAACAGCATCGTTACGCTCCAGTACCCTGACAGCTTTTTGAATAAGGCCATCGGATCCTGTTGGGGCCGCTGTGAGTTGAGATCCTGCTGTTGCAAGACCAATTGTTTTTGCAGTAGTTGCTCTGGAAGTTCCTCCAGAATAAGCTGCCTGAGTTCCTGCACGGAAGGTCTTGTAGCTGAGAAAGTCAAGTGTCTCACCAGCTTGCGTGGCCTGCCGTTCTGAAATGACGTTGAGAACCGGATCATGCGAGGCTGCCAGCAGAACGTCTGTAGTGTTTACATACGAACCATACTGCTTCAGCGTATGCATGAGCGTGGTGTGCTCAAGCGAAGTGAAGTCCGGTGTTACGCCTTCCGCAATCGGGGAATCCACGATTGGGAATCTTTCGTAACGTCGGTGTCTGATTTCAAGTCCCTGTTTCTGGGGCTTAGTTTCTTTCTGTGCGAATTTCGCAAAAGTAAGAAGACGCTTCGCAATAGGAAGCATCTTTTTTTGAATAGTGAACGCATCGTTCTTACTCAGGTCACCATAACTGGTTGCCTGCGTAATACTTCCCGTTCCTCCGTAAGCTGCCATAAATCAACTCCTAAAATGAAAATTAATAATCGAGGAGTGGCCAGAGTTATTCTTGTTCTGGTTCAGGGACTGAAGCCCATAACTCCTCGTCCGACATATTGTCGGGGTTTCGTTCAATTCTTGGTGCGGAGTTTGACATCAGGTTCGAGGCTGCTTTCCGTCTCGAACTCTGTTTCTTGGCTGGATCTTCTTTCTGCGCCTTTGGCTCTACCTCTTCCTTCTCTGGTGCGGGTCGCCATTTCTTGCCGGAATCTGTATTTTCCAGCCATAAATTCATTACTGACGCATGATCAGAAGCTGACGTGGATTCGGTCATCATTTTTGTAAGTGCAGGCGATGCTAAGACATAAGACTGAAAATCGGAATCTTTATCTATATCCCGATAATCCTCTCCAACACTTTCTAACATCGATTTCTCGTGATTATTCAGAAACTGTTGGTATGCTTGGTCTTGGTAGGCTTTTTCGAGTTGTTCAACTCTTTCGGACTCCTTGTTAATCGATGGAGTAACCTTCTGTAAAGCCTTTGCTACCTCATGCTGGACTAACTTCTTTGTTACTCCAGTAATCTCGCTGAATTCCTCCATTGTCGTGCGATCATCTTCATCAAAAAATGAACCCTCATCGCTTGGGTCTGGAGGTGTGTCCGGCTCTTTGTAGCCCTTCCTTAGTTTGTCGAGCTCCTTATCCTGCTCTAGAGAGCGAAGTCTAAGGTCATTAAGCTCTTCTCTGCTCCTTGCACTTTCTTCGTTTCGTTTATGAAACTCTCTTTCTAGGTCTTTGTACCTCTTCTCGTAGTTGTGAGCGGGTTCATCCTCATCTTCAGGATCTTCCTCTTCTGACTCGTCCTCGGTTTCAGCTTCAGCCTCGACTTCTTCTGTCTCTTCTTCAGCTTCTAAAGGAGGATCATCCTCATCTTCTACTTCTGGGGCACTTTCCCAGAGATCCTCATCCTCTTGGCCCGTATCAACCTCTTCATCGGGTTGGGGGCTGTCTTTCTCTTCAGCCATATAACTCCGTATTAGCTCACCGCCAACAATGTCCCGTTATCGGATCGTTCTAGGTGTTGACCCCTGATAAATTACCGTGGAGGCCCATATTTCTCGACGTTGGAAGGAAAATTAAGGATCTCTTCCCACGCCCTCACTCTCCCAATGGAGATGTGGTGTTTAGCGATACTTTCCTGATCAAATAGGGTGCCGTTAACTATACGGTCTAATTCATCAGATTTTCGCTTCTCAAATTCTTCTTTCAGTGCATTCCAACCGGGATGTGTCAATAACATTGCCAGCAAGTCTGCACGAGACTCTGGACGCTGTGCCACTAAGCCTGCCCCTGTTCTACCATTCCCTCTTCAGGGATACCAGCCATTTGTCCCCCCATTTGCGCCTCTTGCTCTTGTTGCATCATCTGCTCCTGCGCTGCTATTTGCGCCATTCTCTGCTGTTCTTCCTGTTCTTCCTGCATCATTGCATTAACTTCGGTTGCGTCCATCTCTTCTCTCAGTAGAATACTGTGACGCTCAAGGTTGGTCGGATGCAGGACATTCCCGTCCTTAATAAGCTCCAGCCTCTCTGCACGTTCCATTTCACGCTGGTCATCGGACACCTTCTGCTTCTCGGTAAGTATTGACTTAACTTGCTCAACCTGAATCTGCGACTGTGCTGTAGCCTGTGCCTGAGCTTGCGCCTGCTGTTGTACTAATTGTGCCTGCTGTTGGGCCTGTTGCTGTTGTTGCTGTTGCATTGCCTGCGTTTGCATCTGCATTTCCTGAGCGACTTCTTCTTCAGTTTTCATCACTTCTTCAGGATCCAGATTAAAGGCTCTGAGCAGCGGTCTCGAAAACGCCTCGTATTTAATATATTGTTGAAGTTGCGGAAGAGAACCTATTGTTTGTAGGAAGTTTATCAACTGGGTGTTATGAACTTCTTTTGCAATATACTGCTCATAGCCAGTACTGATTGCCTCATAGTCTCCCTTGATTGAGATTTCTGGAGAATCAACCATTAACCAACGGTAAATGGCTTGGATGTTCTGCGTTATCATTTTACTCACAGAACGGACAACGTCTGCTGTCTGACGGTTAGCATTGGAATTTAAAATGGACATACCGGTCGCCGTCTTAGTCTGGGCCGGACTCATGTCCCCGTATCCTATGGAAGTCTGCCCGCTGTCCAGATCAGCTTCGCGCTCAAGTTGCTGGACAAGCTGGAGCAGCCCATTTGTGACATCCGGTATCTGAACTGGCATAAATGCATCACGGACTGAAGCGCCTGGCTTTACACGGAACTGCTTGCCGGGATATACTTGTTCTGTGTCTGTCCCCGGCTCAAAGGAATTAGGATCAATCACAGTCATCGGCGCCGCCGAAAGAGACTTACCCTCAATCATCATGGCATAGCTGAAATTCAGGATTGCCTGAACATCACGAATTGCGTAATAAATACCGTCACCCCAGCAGGATTCTGGATTCTTCTGCCAGTAACAGAAATGAAACGGCAGGGTATCATCGAACGGATTTTCCTGTATCTTTATAACTTTGTCACCTACAACTGTTACCACTACAGGCATGGACTGGCGAATATCATCAGCTTCAATAGGTAAGTGACCTTCCAGATCCTTGCCATCCAGCCTGCCCCAGAATTCGAGAACTTCTATGTTCTTAATCGATCTTGCAGACGTTTCATCAAATTTCTTTGGGTGCTGACTCTCGTCATATCCGTGTACACGTCCCTCATCCCCACTGATAATTTCCTCCACCACGTCCATGAGGTAACCTTCACCCGCACTAGCCATGGCTCTAAGCTGAATTGGACTGACAAAATTGCGCTGGATAACATAGTCTGCATCCTCCGAACTGCTTGCTTCAGGAGAAGGAAACACGTTCCATATTGAAATGTACTTAACCGCAGGAATAAGCTCTTCCTCAATCTGTGATTCAATCTCCACCATATCCTCTGGAGTCCTGACCGAATTGTAGACAGGAAAGTTCTTCCTAGTAAGGCTAATACCTTTAGTGCAACCAGTGCCGTAAAGACACATTTCGTGAATTGCATGTGTAATTTCGTCATTGTACGATGTCTTTCTGAGTACATCCCGTATCTTGTCCTCCATATTCTTAGCCCGTGACAGGAGCATGTCCTGTAAAATATCCGGTCTGTCTTCTGGAACTTCAATATCTGGCGGGAAAAAACGGGGCCTCTTGGACGGTGTTATAGCAAACGGCACCTCGCCGTCCTCAAAAAGCAGGGTTCCTATCTTGATCTTGGCGCTGTTAACCTTACGCCGAGTCTGATTGACAAAGATACCCCTTTCGTTTGCCAATTCGTTTGCCTTGTTAATATGGGACGGATACTTGGCCCGATAGGCATCATACGCCTCCTGCCAGTGTAACTCGTGATCCCTGCGGTAATCCCGCGCCTCGGCAAACTTTTCCTGTATAATTTTTGCAAAGGTGTCAAGTTCTGCCATGACAACCTTCTTCTCCTCTACAACAGTCCCAGCGGGGGTGTCATAGACATTCTGTTCTTGCTCAACAATTTCGGCCATTTAAGGAAGTTTTATTTCTGGATTAAAGGATATGTCAATATCAAGGTCTTTATCGGGGGTAAACTTTACACTAGGCTCGTTCTCCGCCTCCATAACTTCAAGCTGTTTTGTTACCTTAGATACTATCTCCTCAAGGCATACAGTAAGTGACTTTGCCATTAAATAGCCCGCCTCATCTCCGTAATGTCTCCCTAAGCATGAAACGAAATCATCAATAATATCGTTCATCTCCTCATGGAAAGCACTGCTCTCCGAAAAATCTACATTTATTACATCACCCATCTTCACAATCAATTAATATATCCTGCTCAGGCGTTGGATCTACCCTCAGCTTCTGCATCGGCCTAGCGGTATATAATTCCCCCCACGGTTCGCCTGTTATCCCATCGGCAATCGTGGGAGCAAGTTTTTCTACTTTTCCGCCTCTTTGGAAAAATTCTTCAACTTTTCTATCCATTTCTTCGCGTGAGATACTAAATTTCTCACCAGTTCTGCTAATCCTTTGGTTGAATTCTGAATCATTTAACCTTTTCCATTGGTGGGTTTTCTTTCTTTGTGCAGCCTTTCTTGTACGGTCATACTCTCGTACACAAGACTCTGCACCACATAAATACTTCCTGCTGGTGAATTGCAGGACTTCCTTCTCGCAGACTAAACAGTTGCGGATCCTGCCCTGTGCATCTAGCTCCTCCCTGAACATCTGCTCTACTTCCCCAAAGCGCATGTCCAGTAAGTTTGCTATAAGCTTCCAGCAATTTGGATTGGGTATCCGGGGTGGCTTCGCCTTTAAATGCCAGCGGGCCGTGCTGTCGGTAACCCCAATTTCATCCCTCCACTTTTCGAGGGATATTCCCTTTTCCCTGACTATTGTGTTTAAT